AGTTAATGAAGTACAAAATAGTAGTGTGCTTGGGTTCAGGTGGGGGGTTTATACCCCGTATAATGACACAAGCCCGGTTGGACTTACACGATCAAAGTATTTTTGAAGGAAATAAAGACTTCAATTGGGGGGATATAGGGGCAACTTACCTTGTAGATGCAGCCAATGGAGTAGGAGGTACACCTGATTATTTAGAAGATAATTCTTACTTTAGGTACCAGTTTAATCCAAGATTTATAAAAGATACAACAGAGAATGCGTATTACAACTTCTTTGTAAAACAGGATATTAAAATAGATTTTCTGCATATAGATGCTGGACATTCTTACGAAGATGTTAAACAGGATTTTGAATTATACTCAAAACTCCTAGCTCCAAACGGAATGATATCTATTCACGATACAGATGAAAGATTTCAAAAAGAGCTTATTATTACAGAAGATGAAAAAGAGTACTACGACCTATTCGAAGGTCCACCGCGTTTTATTAAAGAAATAGGACCAGAATGGAAACAATTCAACTTCTTCAATACAGGTCAATTAGCAAATAAACCATCCTCAACAGGAATAACACTTTTACAACGTGCTTAATTTAGTTACAGTAGTTGGAGAAAATACACACATACTCCCTCATATGTTAAAACACTATGAAGACGTAGTGGATAAAGTATATGTAGTGGTATATAGACAGTCGGAAAGAGATGATATATTAGAAAAAGTAGAAGAACTAGGCATAACCCCCTATAAGGTTATAACCGAATCAAAGTATAATTGGAACAAAGTAACACAGTTGTATAATGAAACCAAAAAAACAAAACCCAATGATTGGTGGATAGTATCAGATGATGATGAACTACAGGTATACCCTCACCCAATTGAAGACATTATTAACAAGTGCGAAAGACATCAATATACCTTTGTCACAGGGGGGTTCTTAGATAGAATAGGTAGGGATGGTACTTTCCCAATAGTAACGAGAGACACTAACTTACACACATCTTTCCCTTTAGCAGGATTTTTTAGGTACCCGATGTCAGGGGCTTGCCCAAACAAGGTAACCTTAATGAAAGGACACCAGGATATAACATCCGGTCAACATTACGCACAATTTCCGGACGGTACAAATAGTTGGGGAAAGTCTCACCCAAAGAGAATGCCGATAGAAGAGTGTTTTACTCAAGTTCACCATTTTAAATGGGATTCAACTTGTATTAGTAGGATTAAAAAGGTTGCTAATACAAATATGAAGTATGCGTACTCAAAAGAGTATGAAACTATGTATAACGCAATTAAAATGTTTGATTTTAAAATAGATATAAATAATCCTGAGTTTTTAGTCGAGACTTTACTAGAAAGTTCTTATATTGAGTATATGGATTATTCTAAATGGAATACATTAATTAATAAAATAGTTACAATATGAGCAGCGAAAAATTAACAGAATACCAAAAACTGTCGCTAGAATTAAAAGAAAGACAGGTAAAAGCTAGTGAAAAGATAGCTACTAGTTTAGATGCACTTACTTTATGGTTTGAAGAAATAGATAAAGAAGACTGGGATAATAGATTACAATTCTACCTAAACGAATTTCACAAATTAGTACCAGAGGATGTAGATGCATAAACTGGGAATAATAGTCCCCTACAGAAATAGGCCCTTGCAATTAAGGGAGTTTACAAGAGAGCTCCCTATTTACCTTGAGCAGAATAATCCCGATGTTGATTACGAACTAATCATTGTTAAACAACAAGATATTAAAAAGTTTAACAGAGGTAAATTACTAAACATAGGTTTTTTAGAAGCAGAAAAAAGAGGCTGTGATTATGTTATATTCCACGATATAGATATGGTACCTGTAAAAGGAAGTTACCAATATAAGAATATACCACTTCAGCTTGCAAATACATTTGTTATTGAAAGAGACTTTAGGAGGACTATAACTAAAGACTACTTTGGGGGTGTGACATTATTTCCTGTAGAACAGTTTAAAAAAATTAACGGATACTCTAATAAATATAGAGGCTGGGGTTTTGAAGATAACGACCTTTTACTGAGAAGTAAGGAAATGAATCTCCCGTTAAGTAATAAAGAACTAAGGGTTCCACCGTTAAAAAAACCTATGTTAGAGTTTAACGGTAAAACATCGTTAGTAAAGGTCCCAAATAAATTCACCTTTGTAAGACCCATTTCATTTGTATGTACATTCACCCCTGGTCCGGTAAAATGTAACCCCAACGAAATAACAGATGAATTTGCTGCGTTTGGGATACCGGGATATGACTTAAACTTGTCATTTAATTCATTTAAGACATATAAGTTTGAATTATTTCTTGTTAACGATGTAACTTACTCTATTACAACTGATCAACTTCCTAATATGCCGGTAAGGTGTGTTGTAACAATAGATCCAAGAACTAGAGAAATAGAGTTCTATGTCAACGGTAAACGAATTGGGAGCACAACTTGGGATAAGTACCAAATTAGAAAATATAATACCGAACCTTTCCTTTACTTAGGAGTAGCATCTCCAGAAAGAAAAGACAAACCTAAATTCTTTAACGGAGTCATAGATAGCTTTGCTGTTTTTAATAAAGTATTGAATAGAGAAGAGATAAAAGATATAAGTATTAATATAAAAGATGACTTACTCAATTCAAAAGAATTTGGATACACAGATGAACTGGTTACTTACTACGATACAAGGTATATAGAAGGTAACAACCTAAAGGATCTTTCTGGTAACAATAACCACGGTAAGATAGTAGACTGTAAAGTGGTAAATATAGAAACACCACCTAGTGTTGTAGAAAGGTACCCACATAGACGTAAATGTAAATACAGGTTACTTAAACATGAAGAAGGAGGATACAAAGACGGGTACTGGGTAGATTGGCAAAGTAGAAAAAACCAAATATACTACTATCAATTAGTAGAGAATAATTCTACTAATAGTGAAAACGATGGACTTAGTAACTGTTCGTATAAGTTATTAGAGGAACAAGAAATTAGGTACTACATTGGTAAAGTATCCTACATTTATACCAAACTAAACGTAAGAACATAATGAAACATAAATTAGGGGTATGTGTACCGTATAGAAATAGAGAAGCACATCTACATGAATTTGTACCGAAAGTAGGAAAGTACTTAAAAAATCAAGGTATAGATTTTCAAATGTACTTTTGTCATCAAGTAGACGATAAGTTATTTAATAGAGGGGCTACAAAGAATATAGCAGCAAAACATGCTATTGAAGAAGGTTGCGATTATGTTGTGTTTCATGATATAGATATGATACCAGAAGAGGGTACAGACTACTCATATCCCACAGAAGGACCTAGACACATAGCTACCAAAATATCTCAAATGGATTATGAACTTAAATACCACGAGTATTTCGGAGGAGCAGTTTTATTTACGAAAGAACATTTACAAGCTACTAATGGGTATTCAAATAACTATTGGGATTGGGGTATGGAGGATGATGATCTCTTTTGGAGATGTCATGTAGAAGGGTTAACAAACGATACATACCTTACTAAACTAGAAAACCAGAAATATATAAAGTTTAACGGAAAAAATTCTTACGGTAAAATCCCTTTTGAAAGAAAATTAAGGGATTTAACAGCTAAATCACATACAGTCTCAATACTGTGTAGATCTTATCAGCAACCAGAAAAGAACCCAATATTTTTAATAGGAGACAAGAAGACTAAATATATTGAATACCCAATCTTCAGAATACCGGGATACGATTACGGGCTTTCTTTTAATAATTCGAAAGCTTTAACACTTACATACTGGAATACCTTTAATCAACATAATTATATGTGGGTAAAGCGGTACGATAAACAGTGGAGCTGGGTGACAGCTGTGTTTAATTCAAACGAACAGTTAACTCATTTATATTTAAATGGAACTGAAGTGGATTCAAAAGGAGGATATGGAAGCAGTTCTCCTTTAATCTATAAAGGAAAGTTAAAAAAATACGGGCCTAATGATATTTATATTGGAACATCCCCATCTCAATCAGAAACCTCAACTAGTAAATATTATAAAGGAGATATAGCAAAAATATATGCTTGGACAGCCGCTCTGACCACTACCCAGTTGGAGAATATTCATAAGGAAATCCCACAGGAAGAATTGGTATTGGATATTGATTTTAATAATCCTAAAGATGAGATATTTTTAAATAATACAGAAGAACAGATAGAGACTTTTAACATCCCTAACTCTATACTCCCTTTTAGAAAGGAAGGAAAATTTACTTGTCTACCCCATGAAGACGAAGGAATAGTAGGGGGAGTATTTAAAAAAGGAGAAACAACCGCTGCAAATGAAAGAAGGTATGTACTCCAAATGCAACAAGGTAAAGTACAACACAAAGAAGACGGTATTTCGACTTTAAAATATACCGTAATAGGAGAAGATAAGTTAACACCTTGGGCAAAAATGCTTAATATAAAGTTATGATACATCAAGAGGTAAAGGATAAGTTAGATAAGGTAGGGTGTGGGTTCTGTTTAGCTAAATGGTCACAGGTTACTATTCACTTAGGTACAGGAATGACTCATTCATGTCATCACCCGTCCCCACATAAGATTCCGCTTGAAGAATTAAAACTTGATCCAAGTGCTCTACATAATACTAGTTTTAAGAAAAAAAAGCGTAAAGAGATGTTGGACGGTAAAAGACCGTCCGAATGTGATTTCTGCTGGAATGTAGAAGATAATTCTGATTCTTTCTCCGATAGAGTCTTTAAATCAGCAGAACCTTGGTCTTGGCAAGATTACGATAAAATTAAAAGCAGCCACTGGAATGAGAATATTAACCCTAGGTACGTAGAAGTATCATTTGGGAATACATGCAACCTTAAATGTGCATACTGTGGCCCTCAATACTCCTCTAAATGGGTTGAAGAGATAGAACAGCACGGAGGATACCCAACCTCTCAAAACTTTAATAGTATAAAGGATATTAAAAAAAGAGGAGAAATGCCATATCTACATAAGGAATTTAATCCCTACGTAGAAGCATTTTGGAAGTGGTGGCCAGACTTATATAAAGATCTACATACTTTTAGAATTACAGGCGGAGAACCCCTACTAACTAAAGATACCTTTAAGGTACTAGAGTACATACAGGAAAATTGGGAACAAAATCCTAACCTTTCTCTTGCTATTAACACTAACCTATCAGTACCTGATGCACTAATAGAAAAGTTTCTCCTAATTGCAAAAGATTTAACTGAAAACAATAAAGTAAGAGAGCTAATTATTTTTACTTCTGTCGAAGCTACCGGTTCTCAAGCCGAGTACACAAGGTTTGGTCTTGAGTACGATAAATTTTGGGATAATATAGAAAAACTTCTTACAAAACTTCCGAAACTAACAGTTACTATTATGGCTGCATTTAATGCTCTATCAGTATTTACCTACGGGGAGTTAATAGATAAGGTATTTGAGTTTAAACAAAGGTTTCATAATAAAGACAGGTACTGGGGTGATGCACTTCAACTTGATACTTCTTACCTGAGATGGCCGACCCACTTATCAATTAAAATTCTAGAACCTGAACATAAACAGTTAATATATGATGCAGCTGTTAAAGCATTTTATTACGGTAAAAACCCACCTCCTAATGATACCGCTGGATATTCTGATATTCAGATACAAAAAATAAAAAGAACATATGACTATGCCATTGGAGAAAGTAACTTTGATGTAGAGAAAAACAGAAAAGACTTTGCTTCATTTATTACGGAATACGATAAAAGAAGAGGAACTAATTTTATAGAAACCTACCCTGAACTAAAAGAACTGTATGTTAAGTATAAATAATAAAGAACCATGGGCATTTTGGCCAACAAGAATCTGTAATGGCTTTTCTCCATTAGCAGGAAACCAGCTAATTAGCGGTAGATACAACTTCGAATTTTCCTTAGATTTTACCATTAGAAAAACCTACGGATTGAAAAGTACAATCTTTTCCATACTCCCTATTTACACTTGTCTCAATTACTATAATGAACATATGAGTAATATAGATGTACATACTAAAAAGGGTAGAGATTGGAGAGAAATAAAGGATACTATATTTATAAATAAAAAACATAATGTTACTGTTAAAAACCTAGCTAACAGTACATTTACAGTATGTATAGATAACGAAGTAGTTATAGAAACTCAACAATTTAGCCATGTTACAGATCCTCAAATGATATTTGGAGCTACTAACCTTCCGTGGCATCATGATAACCATAACTACTGTGATATAGATCTACATGAATTTAAGATGTTTCATGATGATACCTTAATTGCATATAATAGATTTAATAAGTATTTTTACGATAAGTCTTTTGACATATCCAATAACTGTAATTTTATACACAAAATATAATGGGAATATTCGCAAAAAAAGAAAACGAAACATTTCAAGAATACAGAGATAGAGCTGTAGACAGCCTCTCTCCTTCTTTCTGCGGTGCTAAATGGTATAACGCTACAATATGGCTAGGTAATGGTCAAACAGCATCCTGTCACCACCCTCCTGCACATAAAATACCTTTAGAAGAATTAAAGTTTAGTTACAAAGCACTTCACAATACTAAATATAAGAAAGCAGTTCGTAAGCAGATGATAGAAGGTATAAGACCTAAAGAATGTGAATACTGCTGGAAAATAGAAGATTTAGGGAAAGATAAAGTCTCTGATAGAGTTTATAAATCTGTTATATATACAGATGAAGAGCTCAAAGATGCAAAAGAAGTAATGGGCTATGCAGAGGACGTCGACCTCAAAACATTAGAGATAGCATTTGATGCTAATTGTAACTTTGCTTGTTCGTACTGCAATGCTTCCTTCAGTACTACATGGCAAAAAGATATTAAACAAAACGGCCCTTACCAGAATCTTGTATCAGACGGTGCAAAAGCATTCCAACATGACGGTTCCCATGCCATGCCTTACGGTAGAAAAAATAAAGATAATCCTTACGTAGAAGCATTTTGGAAATGGTGGGAAGCAGAACTTCAATACAGCTTAAGAGAACTAAGGGTAACAGGAGGAGAACCTTCGATGTCACCAGATTTCTGGAAACTTATGGAATGGTGGAAAGAACACCCAGAATGTAAAGTCCCTTTCGCCGTAAATTCAAATCTAGGTCAAAAGAAACAGCTACTGGACGCTTTAATAGAATCAACACATAGTTTTAAAGACTTTAGTATATACACCTCTAATGAAGCAGTAGGTCTCCAATCTGAATATATAAGGTACGGTTTGGAATGGGATGTTTGGTTAAAAAATATGTACAGGGTAAATGAAGAAGGAAATTTAAAAGCAGTTAACGTAATGATGACTATTAATGCGTTGTGTCTATTTTCTATCACAGAGTTTATGGATGAAATGCTAAAGCTTAAAGCAAAATTCGGCGACCAGGCTGCAGTAATGTCGTTCAATATACTACGTTTCCCCTCCTTTCAATCGATAGTTACACTGCCCGAACACATTAGACTAGAAAGAGCAGCCCATATAGAAAAATGGTTAGAGGAAAAATGGAACGGTGGAAAAAATGGTTTCATGCAACATGAAAAAGATGGTCTACTTAGATTAATAGAGTACATTAAAACAGTACAAACCGGCCATGAGTTTACTTCTTCCTTAGAATCAAGAGAAAGAGACTGGAAGTCTTTCTATAGACAGTACGACAAAAGGAGAAATAAAGATTTTAAGACAGCATTTCCTATGTTAGGAGAATGGTATGATAGTATACCAGAAACCAACTTAACACCATTAGTGAATGCTGTAGACGGGGATGATGCTAAATCTAATAAATATGTAGAGGGCGTCCTGAAACAAGCTAAAGATGAAGGATGGGTTTTAAACGCTCAATGGGCTAATCCAGGATCAGAATCCTATATTGAACCTGATGATGAACAGCAAGATTCTATGATAGACTTAATAGAGCAGTTAAATAAAGATAAACAAACAAACCCTGTAAAAAAATCAGATAACACTCTAACTTAATAATGGAATTAGATCCACGTAACATATCAAAAGAAAAGACTTTCTGTTCTGCTCCTTGGATGCACCTTCACGTGATAAACGATGGAAGAGCTTTTCCTTGCTGTATGACTGAAATTAGTGATGATCATGTAGTAGGAAATGTAAAGGACAATTCTCTCTTAGATATTCTCAATAGTCCAAAAATGAATGCTATGAGAAAAGGTATGTTAGAATCTAAAAGTTTACCTAAATCTTGTGAGAGATGCACAGGCAGAGAAGAATCAGGTTTTAGTTCTATGAGACATGGAATGAATGATCAATGGTATTCAAAAATTGATGATTTAGTTAAGAAAACAAATGTCGATGGGTCTATAGATGAAGTAAGACTACTTTACTGGGATATTAGATTTTCTAACTACTGTAATTTAGCTTGTAGAACCTGCCACCCTATATTTTCAACCTCATGGGCTAACGACTATATTAGATTAAGATCTCATGATGATAACGTAGAATTAGGACTCCAAAATTTAGACAACGAAACAAATTTTTGGAAAGAATTAGACGAAAACCTATCATTAGCACAGGAAATACATTTTGCAGGAGGGGAACCTATACTTATGCCAGAGCATTGGAAAATTATAGAATTTTTAGAAAAAACTAATAGGTTTGATGTAAAGTTAAAATACTCTACAAATGCTACTAAACTAATAGTAAAGGGAGTAAACATATTAGACGTATGGGAAAAATTTAATAACGTACATTTAAGTTTATCAATAGATGGAACAGGAGATCATTTTGAACTAACTAGACATAAGGGCAATTGGGAAAAAACAAAACAAAACCTTATAGAAATAAGTAAAAGCAACCTTAGGTACTGGGTACATCCAACAGTAAGTATCTTGAATATTTTACATATAACGGATCTACACAGAGAACTATTCGATTTAAATCTTATTCCAAATACAATTAGAGATTGCGAACAAGAAGTAGACTCTACTACAGGTAAAGTACATGGATTTGATGAGCAAGATTACTTTACTATAAGATTTCACATAAACCCATGCATACACCCAGACATCTATTCAGTTCATAATATACCGGAAGATATAAAAGAAATTGCTTGTAAAAAGATAATGCAATATGCTAAAGAATATAAAACCAGATACAACATACCTACAACCGGCTGGGAGTCTTTAGTGGATTTAATGAATAGTCAAAAGTGTAATATGAAAGTTTTTAATAAGTTTGTGGAGACAACTAAGAAACTGGATAAAATTAGAAATCAAGACTTTTGTAAAATCCAACCAGAATTTAAAAAGTATTTTAATTAGGATATGAAGGAAATTAGAGGCTCATTGCACACCTACTTATATAGCGATAAATCAGAAACATCCTTTGAGTCTTTCCTAAAAAGGGAATTTTTTATAGTAACCGATAATGATAAAGTAGAAACAAAAATTGCTGATCTAAAAAAAGATGAATTTTTAGAAGTAACTTATTCAAGTGAAAATGAAAAAGAACGATCTCAAATTGCAATTAGAGATAATCTGACACTGTTTAAAGAAGAGGATGTTTCTTATAGAGTAAACAGACTAGGGATAAGAACTTCTGGAATAGATTTAGTAAAAGATTATACACATACCCTTATGGCAGGAGATAGCTTTACTTTTGGAGAAGGTATACCTTATAAAATGACCTGGCCATATCTAATATCTAAGAAATATAATTGCTCATTTGAAAACCTAGGGTACCCAGGTGCATCTATTTCAAAAATTGCAAGAATACTTACTACTATACTGCCTATCAAAAAACCTAAGAGGGTGGTAGTACTTTTTCCTACAAGCGGAAGACAGGAACTAGTTATTGATGCACCACCAAGCAGTAATGACCGAGATTATTATACCATTAATTATCAAGCAGGGTTTCCTCCAAAAGAGGGTACGTTTAGACAGCCCTGTATAGATTATGAAAAGTCTCTTACTTCCCATGTAGACAAACTTGATATGTATAAAAATTTTTATATTATAAAACTATTAGCAGATAGTTTAGGTATAGAACTGGTAGTTTCAAGTTGGGATACAGAAGTATATAAGGAACTTTTTAACGTATTTGATGAGAGTCAAATAGCAGGACATTTTCATTACTTAGCCCGAGATAAAAAAAATGATAAAGCAAGAGATGGAATGCATCCTGGAGAAAACCCTAATATAATTTTTGCAGACGCTATTGAACGCGCTATAGGTAAAAGAAAACAAAAAGATAGATAGGTCCTATGTATGACCCAAACATAAATCAGCAAACATATAAACGACACTGCCCCTACTGGGAAAGGTAAACTTAAATAAAAATCTAATATGAAAATTAAACCTGAAGACGGTAATAAAACTTTCTGCATGGTTCCTTGGTCCCACACCTACCTTTCACCTCAAAGTGAAAGAAGACTATGCTGTGCTTCTAGAGAAAAAGCTAACTGGGCAACTCAATACATTGATAATGAATCTGCAGATGAAAAAGCAACATATAACCCAGGAACTTTAAAAGACCATTGGAACTCAGAGTATATGAAAAATATACGCAAGAATTTAATGGAAGGAAAACAAATTCCTCAATGTACAGTATGTAATGATAAGCTATTAAATATATCGGTATATAGGGACTATTTTAATAAGAGTTTATTCCCAAATAAGATAGAAGAGGCTTTTGATAAAACAACAGAAGACGGTCACACTGAAATGTTACCTATATCGTTTGACTACAGAGTTAGAAACCTATGTAATTTCAAATGTAGAATGTGCGGCGATCAGTTATCCTCTTCCTGGGAAGCAGAGAAAAGGCAAATGGGAGATTACGATACCGAAGGTCATACAGATTTCTGGGCATTAAAAGAAAATAAACCGGCAATAGAGAATTTTCAAAAGAACGTAGCAGAAGAGGAGCTATGGGAAGCTGTTAAAAGTGGTAGAATTGAAGAAATATACTGGGTAGGTGGAGAACCGCTTATGTGGGAAGTCCATTGGCAAGTAATGGAATATTTAATTGAGAATGACTTAGCAAAAAATGTATGGATTCGCTACAATACTAATTTTTCTAGAACTACATATAAACATTGGGACTTAAGAGAGATATTACCTCATTTTAAAAAAGTTCAGATATGTGCATCAATTGATGGAGTAGGAGAAAATGTAGAATATGTTAGACATGGAATTAAATGGGATAGTTGGATTAAAAACTTTAAAGACTTTTTATTTTTAAATGAAAAGTATGGAGAATACGGAATAGCTTTTGACCTAACAATTACTACACCGGGTTTATTCTGTCTTAAAGAAATGCTAGATTTAGCATTAGAACTAAACGTTCAAACACTTATTAAAACTACATTTGCATTCGATAGCTCTATAACTATGTGTCCACAAGTGCTGCCTCGTAAACTATATGATGAGGTGCTTGATGATTTACTTGACTATATTACACCAAAAGTAGAGAATACTAAATACTCCAACTGGATTGACTGTTTAACAGATTTAAAATCAAGACAGGTCTTTTCTGAGATATACCCAGACTGGAAAGAAGGGCTTACCAAAGGTAAAAAAAACTTACAGAGAGTAGATAAGTGGAGAAAAAATGAAGGAGACATAGAAAAAATATACGCCAAACACCCAGGCGTTTTAGAGTGGTGGAACTCAATAGAGATTATATAATGGTACCAGGAGAAGGATATAAAAAAAGAGCATTTTGTGTACTACCCTTTATACATCTAGCTACTCACCCAATAGGTACTGTAACCCCATGTTGTGTTACGGATATGAAAGATGGAGTATCAACTGCCGCTGTTGAACAACATGATGATGTACATTTATTCCTTTCAAAGGATAGCTTAGATGATATAGCTAATTCTAAAAAGTTTAAAGAAGTAAGGAAGCAAATGATTAATAATGAATTTCCATCTGTTTGTAAATCCTGTTATAAGTATGACGACAACAACGTACATTCTAAACGAATGGAATCTAATCTTAAATTCTCGCATTTGATTAATGAATGCTTTAAGAATGTTAATCCTGATGGTTCTTTAAAGAGAGTTAACTACAAATATGTAGAATTAAGACTGGGTACTGTATGTAACCTTAAGTGTACTACCTGTAATCCATTTTCATCTAATAGGTGGCATCAAGATATAGGAGCATTTAAAGGTACAGAATTTGAAAAAGATTACTTCAAGAACGAAATCAAAACTGAATGGTTTAGGGATACAAATTTTTATGATGAGCTGTATAGCAAGTGTGATGGATTAGAAGAAGTATGGATTAATGGAGGTGAACCAACCTTAATAAAGGAGCACGGTTACTTTTTAAAAAAGTTTATTAATGACGGTACAAGTAAAAGTATTAATTTACACTACAGCTTAAATTGTACCCAGTTCCCTGATTACTTTATTGAACTATGGAAACATTTCGGTAAAGTAAGGATACATCTCTCAATTGACGACTTAGGAGAAAGAAACCACTACGTTAGATACCCTTCAGATTGGACTGTTATAATGAAAGCACTGGATAAAATATTAAAGTATAGAGATATTTTTGATTTAGAAATGTGCCAGACTGTGAGTGCACTAAATGTGTATAACCTAAATAACTTTAGAAAGTTTACTAAAGACCATGGACTTATAATAGCATATAATTATGTACAATACCCAGATCATTTACATGTTAGTCTAATTCCTGAAGAAATGAAAACAGGAATTGTTAATAATATAGATGAATTAGTACCTTACGAAGCCGAAAAATTAAAATTAGAATTATTTAGAGAAACTAGACAAAAAGACATAGATAGGTTTTATTCTTTTATAAATATAATGGATAAGCAGAGAAACGTAAAGATAGGAGATTACTTACCAGAATGGAATGAATATTTCTTAGACAAATAATAAGAGCATTATGAATATACTAATTACTTCCGGCTGCAGCTACACCCAGTACGGATACCCCTGCTGGAACATGTGGTTAGGGCAACACTACGATAAATATCTAAACTTAGGAAAAGCAGGAACCGGACCTAAATATTCTTATATACGGATTAGAGATTACTTTAAATATGAGAAAAATATTAACCCTAACTTAAAATCTTTATAAGTATGTCGTACAGTAATTATTTATTAGAGAGTTACAGCGGAAAAATCTTTTACGGTGTAGATTCTTATAATAATAACTTTATTTATCAGGATCCAATAGGATCAATTGTTTATAATCTGCTTTATTTTATTGAACATAACATAAAGTTTATTTACCCAATCCTATGTCTTGATCCATCGCTTTTCCTGAAAGATCCCCCCAACCTAAACAGTAAAGTAGTAGAAGCATGTAATAACGGACTATGTAGAGTAGTTATAATGTTTAATACTGAAGGGTATCAAGCAGGTACTACATTTTTTGAATGGTTAGAAACATTTGCTATAAAAAATAAATTAAATTTTACTAACTTTTTTTTAGCACACGGTAATAGAAAACTAGCGAAGTCTTACCTGCATTACTTAAGCAGTGAAAGAGATCCAAGAGTAAGTATATTAAAATACTCTTACTTTCAAGATTTCCCTTGGTTTATATATAACGGCGATAGTAACTCCCCACAAGGAAAGGACACCCTTAAACACTTTAGTAAAGTTCTGACTAACAATAGAGAAGTAAGAAAAGTAAAACACTTTCTATGTTTAAACAGAGTACCTAGAACAAGTAGAATGCTGATGTTTGCAATAATAGCATCAAACGAGGACTTAAATAGTAAGACTATACTTTCTATAGGATCTGGTGAAAACTGTCCCAATAGTAAAACCAAGTACTTGAAGCGACACCCAGAAATAGAACAAGACTTACCCAGCTGGTTGCTCCTATCATATGAAAATGAAGAAATACCGCTCCGTTTACAGAATTTTATTAATTCATACAACTGGGAAGAACGTAAACATGTTCTCGATAACTCGAAAGATACGAACAAAGCAAACGATGTAAATTTAGATTTTCACAAATCTACCTTTTTAAATATAGTCACAGAAACACTTACAGAAAATAATACTATATTTTTCTCAGAAAAGATATTCAAACCGATATATATGCTTCAGCCTTTTATACTTCTAAGTAGTAAGAACTCACTAAAGGAACTAAAAACACTTGGGTATAAGACTTTTGACAGATGGTGGGATGAAAGCTATGATGAGGAAGATAAATTAGTAGATAGAGTATTAAAAATAGAAAAAGTATTAAAGAGACTGAGTAAATTAACTCCTGATGAACTCTATACAATGACTACTGCTATGGAAGATACTTTGGTACATAATTATAGTGTATTTTTATTAGAACCAAAACAAGAATCTTTAGATTATTTCAATTTGTTAAGCTTTAATCAGAATATTTATAATTATAAAAATGAGTTACTATGAAAATAGGTTTTATAGGAGTTGGAAAAGTTAAGGAATAGTAATTCTAATTTAATACAATGATTTATACAAAGAGTACACAGACACTTTATGCTCACGTATGGGCATGGTACACAGTTGATGAATTGATTTCCTTTATGGAGAATCATAAACCTATTAGATTCATTTTAGACTGTTCGTCAGAATACGAACCACCAGGAAGTTTTAACAATAAAAAAGAGCTAGTTAAATTAAATCAATACATTAAGACCAATAGTATAGAATCTTACATAATACTAGGTAGCTGTAATATACATACATACCCAGCTCATAAAAAACCTTTAGACATATTACCGGATTTTAATTTTTTAACTTACCCCTTAACTTTTTGCGGTATAGTTTACAATACGCTACCTTACACAAATGAGTATAATAAGCCGACGCATTTATTTTATGCTCTAATTAATAGGCCCCATACACATAGATGTATATTAGTAGATGAAATAGTAAATAAACGTTTGAGTGAATATGGTAAATTTACTTGGAATAAATTAACTGAAGGTAAGTACAATTTTAAGCACTGGCATGAAAAAATAATAATACAGAAGGGAGAATGGCTTGAAGATGACGCTTATAGTAAACCGGAATTGCAATACTTTACTTCTGTTTTTGATCTAGTGGTAGAAACTACGATTGAAACAGCTTTTTTTACTGAAAAAACTTTCAAACCAATTTTATTAGGAAAGCCTTTTCTTATATTTGGAGCTCCTAAAATTAGTACATCCTTAGCTGAACTAGGATTTCAACTGTACGATGAAGTTATTGATTATAGTTTTGACCAGATAGAGGGGACAGAAGAGAGAGCTAAGGCTTTATGTCTAGAGCTCAAAAGAATTGCATTGAGGTATTCATTAGAAGAAATATTATTAATTTTAAAAAATAAAGTAGAGTTTAATAGAAAATTAGCAATAACACTCGCCCAAGACCCCTCTCATACAGCTATAACTATGGTTAATAATTACGTAAAGGGTTTTTATTAAGTAAAAAAAAGTAAAAGCAGTAAAACTATATATATATATAAAGATAAAAACAAGTCAATATGAAAATAGGTTTTATAGGAGTTGGAAAACTCGGAAAAGACGCTGCCGAAGTAATGGCAGAAAAACACAATGTAATAGGTTACGATATTAATCCCATACAGCCTGAAAATTTTGAAATGGTTCCGACCATTAAGGATGCTTGTGAAGACAGAGAACTCATCTTTGTAGCTGTACCAACACCTCATAACCCGGCTTACGATGGCCGATACCCAACAGCACATTTACCTAATAAGGATTTTCACTACCAGATTGTTAAGGACGTACTAACTGAAGTAAATAAACATGTCACTAAAGAACAACTAGTAATTTTAATTTCAACAGTATTACCAGGGACTATTAGAAGAGAGTTTATAGACCTTATACCAAACGGTAGGTTTATATACAACCCATATTTAATAGCTATGGGGACAGTAAAATGGGATATGATTAATCCTGAGATGGTTATTATCGGTACTAAAGACGGTTCTATGACCGGTGATGCTAAGATACTACTTGACTTTTATTATACGTTTATCACAGAAGGTACACGATATGAAGTAGGAACTTGGGATGAAGCAGAAGCAATAAAAATATTTTATAATACATTTATATCTACTAAAGTAGCTCTTGTTAATATGATTCAAGATGTTGCAGAAAAAGGAGGTAATATAAATGTAGATATAGTAACCGGAGCACTAGAAAGATCTACCCAGCGAATAATTGGGAAAGCCTACATGACAGCAGGGATGGGGGACGGAGGGGGATGTCACCCAAGAGATAATATTGCTTTACGTTATATGGCAGAAGAATTAGATTTAGGTTACGATTTATTTGATGCTATTATGAATGCTAGAGAGAAACAGGCTAGGAACCTAGCTAATACTTTAGTTAAGCACGCAAAAGAAAATTTACTGCCTATCGTCATACTGGGGGAATCTTATAAACCGGATGTTAAGTTTAAAGACGGTTCAACTACTATATTAACAGGTCACTTTTGTGAAAAACAAGGTTACATCCCTCAATTTGATATTCAAACAGAAAAACCTGCCGTATTTCTATTAGGGCATATGGGAAAATTTCACGATTACAACTACCCAAAAGGCTCTATCATCGTAGATCCATGGAGAGCATATACATCCGACATTAATAAAGTAATACATTACGGTAATACACGTATAAATAAATAAAAGTTATGGCAAAAACAGTAAAATTAACACAGGAACACCTAGAACTCTTAAATGAACTCCAACAGAGGCAAGCACTCTTAAAAGAGGAGTTAGCTGCTGTAGGACAAATTAAGCTCAATATTAAACTAAGAGAAACCCAAATAGAAGTATTCTACTCAGAAAATATTAATAAAGAAAAAGAGATAGCCAAAGTACTGGAACAGACTTACGGTAGAGGAAATGTTAATATAGATACAGGTGAGTTTACTCCCCTACAGTAAAGATGTTTAATAAGTTTTAGTCTATTTATATATGTAGTTGAAGCCCGTTTAATTTAAACTTGGTTTCGATTTTCTACTTATATTTATAATAGACACAAAAACAAACTTAACCTAACATGGCAGAATCAATAATCTCCCCAGGTGTATTCCAAAGAGAAAATGATATTTCATTTATCCAACCAGCTTCAATAGAAGCCGGAGCAGTAATCCTTGGCCCTACAGTAAAAGGACCGGTAGAAGTACCCACTATTGTTACATCTTATAATGACTTTACAAGGAAGTTTGGAGTAACATTCGAATTAGGATCCTCTAAAGAAGAGTTCTTAACCTCATTAGCTGTTAAAAGCTACTTTGAACAAGGGGGTAATACCTGTCTTGTAACAAGAGTAGTATCAATAGCTACAAACTGGACTAATGCATCATCTACATTTATCTCTTCCTCAGCAGGAACAGAACCTTTCACTTTAGGTACTTTAGGTAAAGGTGCAATTTATAATGCTTCATCTGCTTCTTTACAAGCGGGCGATGAACTTGCAGACGGATCATTAACGTCAGGTTCAGCAGATAACCTAAGATGGGAAATCTCAAACGTAGAACCAACACAAGGAACATTCACACTATCTGTCCGTAGAGGAGATGATAATACAAACAGTAAAATAGTATTAGAGACATTCAACAACTTATCTTTAGATGCTAATTCAACTAACTACATCGAGAAAGTAATTGGTAACCAATCTTCTGCAATAACAGCAGACGGAACAGCTATACTTCAAGTAGGAGAATATATTAATCAATCTAACTTCATAAGAGTAGCTTCTGTACCGCACAAGATACTTAATTACTTAGCAAATGACGGAGTAACTTATACACCTGAAAATGCAGCTAAACTACCATCAGCAGGAAAAGGAGCATTCTACGGCGGAGTTGGAGAGATTTCAACCACAGCTAACTTATACGGTAACATTAGTAATGTAAACACACAAGGTCTTGCAGCCACGGACTATACTAAAGTTATCACATTATTAAGTAATGCCGATGATTATCAATTTAATATTATTTCAGCACCAGGATTAATTAAAAACCTTCATTCTGCACAGATAGATAGTATCTTATCTCTAGCAGAGAATAGAGGAGATGCAATCGCAGTAGTAGACACAGTAGAATACGGTTCTACAGTGGGAGCAGCTAAAACACAAGCAACAGGAATGAATAGTTCCTATGGGGCTACTTACTGGCCTTGGTTACAAGTTCAATCTGCTACAGGCAAAAATGTATGGGTACCAGCTTCAGTTGTTATTCCAGGAATTTATGCTTTTACTGACGGAGCTTCAGCACCATGGTTCGCACCAGCTGGATTAGTTAGAGGAGGATTAGTTGGGGTGATACAAGCAGAGAGAAAATTAACTAGAACAGATAGAGATACTCTATATAACGGTAAGGTTAATCCAATCGCTACTTTCCCTGGAACAGGTTTAGCAGTATTTGGACAAAAAACATTACAAACTAAAGCTTCTGCTTTAGATAGAGTAAACGTTAGGAGATTATTAATTGATCTTAAGAAGTTTATCGGAGGAGTTTCTCAAGGACTAGTATTTGAACAAAATACAATCACTACAAGAAATAAATTCTTATCTACAGTTAACCCTTACTTAGAATCAGTAACACAGAGACAAGGTCTTTATGCATACAGAGTAGTAATGGATGATACTAATAACACTGCTGATGTAATTGATAGAAACCAATTGGTTGGACAAATATTTATTCAACCAGCTAAGACAGCAGAATTTATAGTACTAGATTTCGTAGTAGAACCATCAGGAGCTACTTTCGGAGCATAATTAAAATTTAAGATATTTATAATAAAGCAAATACAACATGGCAGTATTAGATCCCAATGAGATAATGTTTAGAGCTTTCGAGCCTAAAGTACAAAACAGATTTGTAATGTACATGGACGGAATACCTTCTTTCTTAGTAAAGAATGTGAAAGCACCATCATTTACAGATAACGTGATTAAACTTGATCATATTAACTCTTACCGAAAAATTAGAGGAAAGAGAGAATGGCAAGATATGTCAATGACTCTTTACGACCCAATCACTCCATCAGGAGCACAAGCGGTAATGGAATGGGCACGTCTATCTTATGAATCAGTAACCGGTAGAGCTGGTTATTCAGATTTCTACAAAAAAGACTTAACCCTTAACATCTTAGGACCAGTAGGGGATATAGTAGGAGAATGGATTATTAAAGGAGCATTCTTACAAACAGGAGATTTCGGTCAATATGATTGGACTTCAGATGCAGTGGTAGATTTAGCAATTACTGTATCAATGGATTATTGTATACTAAATTATTAATGTTGTGTTGAAATACTAAAGAACGTATATTAAACTACTACTTTTATAAAATAGTGCCTATTTAGATTAAATTAGATAGGCATTTTTTTATGGAATATAGTTAACTAAAAGCTGTAAAATAGAGTAACTAATTGTTGTTTTAGAAATATATTCTTCGTATATTTATATATAGACAAGTTATAACTAATAAAATTTATGGAATCAAAATTTAATTTACCTACCGAAACGGTAGATTTGCCTTCAAAAGGGTTACTTTACCCCGAAGGATCACCACTAGCCACCGGTAAGATTGAAATGAAGTATATGACCGCTAGGGAAGAAGATATACTAACCAACGGTAATTACATAACAAATGGTACAGTAATAGATAAACTGTTACAGTCCCTTATCGTAACAGAAGGGATTGTTTATGGAGATTTACTAACTGGTGATAAAAATGCTATAATGATAGCAGCACGTATACTTGCGTATGGAAAAGAGTACACCACTACGGTGAAAGGAAAACAGGAAACTATTGATTTATCCCAGATAAAAGAAAAAGAAATTAATCAGGACTTGTATAAAGAAAGAAAGAATGAATTCTTATTTCAACTACCAAACACAGATAATGTTGTAACATTTAAACTTTTAACTCATTCGGATGAAGCATCTATAGAAAGAGAAATGAAAGGTCTGAAAAAAATTAATAAAGATAGTTCGACTACAAGCACCACCCGACTAAAGCATATAATTTTATCAGTAAACGGAAGTACAGAGAAAAAAGACATTAGAGACTTTGTTGATAACGGACTATTAGCCCTTGATGCTAGAGCCCTTAGAGATGAATACTCTAGATTAAACCCAGACATAGACTTAATAGTTTATGTAGACGGCGTTGAGGAGGGCGTCGATCTTCCGATTACTCTAAACTTTTTTTGGCCTGACGCAAAACTATAGAACATCGTTCTATTCTCAAATACATGATATAGTCTTCCATGGTAATGGAGGGTATTCTTGGGCAGATGTATACAACATGCCAATATGGTTAAGAAAGTTTACATTTAATAAATTAAAAGAATGGTACGATAAACAGAATGAAGATACACAGCCACCAACTAAACCATCGACAGCTATCGCACGACCTAATATAAAACCAGCATACAGCACAAAGGCTTCTAAATAATAGAGGCCTTTACTATTTATAATAAATAACTTTTAAGTGGATAAGGAATTAGCAAAAATAGTAGAGCAACTTAAAAAATTAGGTACATCTACCAAAGAAATACAAGTAATGGTTGCTGCTTTTGAAGCCGTAAAAAATAATGTAACAGCAGCACAGGTCCAATTAGGACTTATGGCTTTAAAAGTTACAGAATTATCTAATATTGCTGCTTTTTCAAATGAAACCTTTGCAGACCTTTCTATTATTCTACAAGCAAATTTAGCGGAACTTTCCAAAACAGAATCCTTTACCAATAAAGCCCTTAAAAGTAGAAAAGCATTTAGAAATATAACACAGGAATTACTAAACGATGAAAATGGGTTAGTAAATCTTTCAGAGAAACAACTAATAAAACACCTAGCCTCTCTTGGAATTCAAAAAGATATACTTAAGACAAATATAGAATCACTTAAAAATGATTATAAGCTAGCTGGCTTGGAGGATGCAGCTTATAAAACTAAACTAGAGAAATTAAAAAGAAGTAAGGCTATAACGAAGGAGCAATACGAGCTTTTAAAATACTCGACTGAAGGGTTAGCGACAGAAGAAGCAATAATAATCAAAACAAAGGAACGCTTATCTCTTCAGAAAGATATAAATAAAGCTACAGCTGAATTTGCCGCAATGGCAGATATAATAGGAGCAATACCAGGTCTTAGAAAACTAGCCCCCGCATTTAAAGAAGCAGAAGAAGCTGCAGCAGCCGCATATAATGAGACAAAGGATTTAGCTGAAGCAACCAAAGCAGGGATGAACTCCATCGTTGGGGGTATAAAACAAATGTTTACAAGTACAATGTTTCAGCTTGCACTTTTAGCCACCGCTTTTAAAGGTATATTAGATTTAGCATTTAAAGTAGATACACAGATAACAGAAATTTCCAAATCTCAAGGGAAATCCTATAAAGAGGCTGCAGCATTTAGAGAAGAACTCTCGGACGCAGCTAGAA